GATAGAGAAAGACCAGAACATGTAGCAAAGAGCGTGTATGGTGATGAGATGTATGATTGGGTAGTGCTGCTATCAAATAATATTGTCAATGCACAGTTTGATTGGCCCGTATCTAACTATGAGTTGTCAAAATTAATTGAATCAGAGTTTGATGATCCATATGGAACCATTCATCACTATGAGACATATGATTATGGACAATACAAAAAAGGAACCCATGTTGACAAGACCTTTTACGATGGTCAACACAAGTTCCTTTTCTCTGATGGCAATTACGTTACTAAAAATGGTAACGAAGTTTCAAAAGCTATTACTGTTATGGAGCACTATACTATAGAAAATGAGAAAAAACGTGAGATCTTTATTCTCAAAGAAAGTTATTTTATATCATTTGTAGATGACTTTAGGAAGACCAATAGATATAAAAAGAGTGATGATTACATCACTGCTAGATTGAAGAGAGCAAGAATCTAATCGACTTTTTCAACAAATTTTTACCAGAATAATTTTTTCACTTTTCACAGATTTGATTATCAAATTTTGTCTCTAGTTTTGCTACTCGCGTGAGGAGAACTAGGTTGTCTGCCTCCACCTGATCGAGACGCTTTCGTAGTGCCTCGATCATTTCTTTTTTCTTCATTAATCAAGTTCATAACAAGCTGATCGTGCCAACTCTGGATTCTTTCTCAATGCTCGATGCACATGACCATGAACATCTGTTTCTAAAGTAAGGTGTGCTTTAGTGTGGACTACCTGAATCAATCCTAAGGTCCCAACAAAAGTTAGGTTTAGGATTGTAACAGGGTGCAAGATAACTCCTAGCACTTTCTTCATCGAATGAATTTGTCCATACGAAGTTTAATATAGTACATTCCAAGGACCCAAAGGGAGAAGAGAAACCCCTCCCCGTAACCCATGGAATGCCATGCGTTTACTACGTCCATCAATCCTCAGCAAGACGTGCGAAGTATGACAGTGCATCGTCATCATCAACGACTGCTTCCTGCTTGACAGCAGAAGGAGCAGATGCAGTGATGTCAGAGTCGTTGAACCCACCAGTTGTTACCACTGGTTCGTACTCCTCATCATCAACAGAGGGACGTGTAACAGGACGTTGCCCAATACCAAGCACCATGTTCAGACGACGCTCAAGATCCTCATAGGACTTGAAGTTTTCCTTAGCAGTGAATGCTTCCAGGGAGTGCTCTGACTTCCAGGTTGCTTCAAGTTCGTCATCGTCTGCACTGAGAGCAGAGACATTATCAAACTCAGAACTATCGTAGTTCCAATAACCTGCGACCTTCTTGATCTTCAGTTTGAAGTTAGCACCTTCCCACAGATCAAAGACGTTTACTGGTTCTTCATCTTGGAACTCAGGTTGCATCGCAGCGAGGATCTTGTCGTGGATCTTCTTGCCATACTTATAGAGGAGGACTTTACCTTCATTCTCAGGGTGCTTAGGATCCTTCACGACATAGATGTTACTGTAGTAGGAGAGCTTACGCTTCTGCTTACGTGCAGTTTCTTTGTCCTCATCAGAACCGCTGTTCCAGAGACGGCGGTTGACTTCACCAACAGGATCCTTATCGTTGAGTGTAGTCAGGGAGTTTTCGATGTACCAACCACCAGGACCTTGGAAGGCGTGGGAGTACAGTTTTGCCCATGGGATGGTCTCACCATCAGGGGCGGGGAGGAAACGGATAACAGCGTATCCATTTCCAGAAGCGTCAACTTCTGGTTTCCAGAATCTCTCATCAACGTTCTTACCGCTGGATGATTTTTCAAGTTCCTTCTGTAGGAACTGGAAATTGTTGCTGGACTTGCGCTTCAGATCTGCGAATGACATAGATTGCCTCGGATTGTTTTGGATTTGGTTTGTGTGAACCCTGATCACTTCATCATAATAACAGGCACAGAGTCGGGTGTCAACCCTCTGTGCCACTTTCTAACTGTTCCTTCATCTTTTGAACTCTGTCAAGGAGTTCTTGGAACATGTTTTCAATGGTAGTACCTGGTGTGGCACCTAGCATGATGATACCTTGCTTCATCGTTTCGACAACTGACTTTGCTTCAGGGTCATCACTCAGTTTAGCACGAGCATAGAACACCTGCTGTTTACTAATCAATCTTTCTAGTGCTTCAAAATATTCAAGTTTTCTATCTGGATCAAGAAGTATAAAGTTCATAGCAGATCTGAAACAGAACTGCTGTAACTCTAACATCTCTTGGATATCACCTCTAACTATATCGGAATGGAAAAAGCTCATACTAACATTAATTTGGCACGACTTGTTTTTTTCATGAAGTTAAGTTGCTGTGCATCATGACGTAACTTTTCTTTCAATGGTTTACTGATTAATTTATTAACAGTATCCAATTCAATTTCATTTAGTTCACAGTAGTGGATAACAGAATCAATGTAATTCATTTCTGGATTGTGGTGTGCAATCTTCTCCACCTCCTGCGAGAATCTCGCAGCAGTCATAAATTTATCCTCCAATAATTGTTTTTTGTCCATATCGTTCTTGGTATTCGTCGATGTAACTCATGAGTTTCATAAAGAATTCTTTCTTAGGTGGATGTACCACAACTTGAGTTTCTCCGTTTTCACAAGCAACGATTGTGACGAGTTGTTGTACACTCATCCCGTAGTTTTCTTGTAACATACATGCGTATGCAGTTTCTTGAACGAAGTAGTCGTAAAGATATTGTTCACGCTTTGGTTGCTCTGCTGTCTTAAAGTCAATGATAGACAGCACTCCGTCGAACTCAGCAATACAATCTACACGCCCCGCTAATTCTAAATGTTTAGAGTAGAGCGCCGCTTCTTGTAAGTAAATATTATTTATACGGTCCAAAACAGGGCGACTGTGCTGGAACATAAGGACAGGTAGAGGTGACTTACTATACTTTTTTAGGTCCAGATTATTGTTCAGATAATCTTCTGCAACTAAATGATATTTCGTGCCACGTCCAGTAGCACGAGTGGACTTTGCATTTGCTGCCTTCTCACCAACACGAGCTCGCCACTTAGCGATACCCGCCATCTTCTCTTTGTTACTGCCAATCACGGTGGTGACAGACGGGAACTTGAAACCTTCTGGTGTCAGATACATGCGTTTGCCATCCACCTGATCAGCAGACATTTCAATAGGTTCTATGCCACCTACGTGATTAAACAATTTCATAGACCTAGATTAATTTTGTTGATGAGATAAGATTTAACAAGACCAGAACGAACGATGTCATCAATACCAAACTCGATAAGAGAAAACTCCTCCATTTTCTGAAGGATGCGTTGAAAGTCAATGATACCTGTACGCTCACTAATCTTTTGAAGATCAGTTTGTGCAGCATCACCACAGAAAATGATCTTACTATCCTGTCCAACACGAGTGATGATCGAATCAAGTTCGTGGAAGTTCAGGTTCTGACATTCATCAATGATAACGATAGCATTGTCTAGTGTAGTACCACGGATAAAACTAGTGGACCAGAATGATACTGTCTCTTGTGCCTTCAGGTTATCGTACAACATGTCATACGATGCATCGTCTGGCATCTCGAACATAGATTGAACCATGTTCTTGTATGGTATCTGATAGAGAGAAGACTTATCTTCATGGTCACCAGGGAGGAAACCAATCTCCCTAGTTGCTACTAAAGAACGAACAATATAGATCTTTTCATATGGTGTGTACTCATTCAGTACATCCTTGAGTGCTTTATACAATGCAATGAATGTCTTACCTGTACCAGCAACACCGTAAGCATAAATCATCTGACCCTTTTCCCACTCATCAAAAAATAATTTTTGATTATGAGTAAGAGGTTCAACGGGGAGCATATACTCCTCGTTAATAGGTTTACGACGCTTCCTCTGCTTCGCATTCATACCTTGTCCTGGTGCTTTAGTAGTCTTCTTTCTAGCTGGCATGTCAGTAGTTGTATTTGTCTGTAATGGTACGGTTTCGTGGTGCTTTAGGGATCACCTTGTTCTTCATGATGTCTTTCCATCCAGGATGGGTCTTTGCCATCTTGTCTCTCCATTCACCAACCTCACCAGAGGCAGGGCATGTAGAGGGATCACTCCAGTCTCTATGCCAATCAGGATTGTCCTCACACCATTGTTTCCACTCATGAACACTGATTACAAGATCCTTTTGTTCACCAGTTTCTTTGTTAATCACTGGGTAAGTCGCCATCGTCTCCCTCCTTTACTTTATTAAATCCAAATGGACCTGCTCCCTTTTCTTCGAGTGCTAGCTTCAGTGCAACACCACCAATTGCTTCCATAACTTTAATGACTTGCTCAGGTTTGGCATCCTCACCAAGTTCTTTGGCAACGTACCAATACTTAGGCCAAAATGTTTGACCTGCTAATTCATAATCTTCTAACGTTAATAGTTTCATTGCCATTGTAGTGCCTCTGCACAAATAGGGAACTGTTCAGCAAACACACGCTTAGCATCTAGTGCAATGTCCATATGTTCTTTCTGCGTACCATTAGCGGAACGCAATTCGATATAATGAATCCACGACCGAACTGATCCAGTCATGTAGATTTTTGTGGGTACAGCAAGGGGGAGCACAAAACGTGAACACTCCTTTGCTATACCATATTCTAACATATCTTGGTAAAGTTTCATAGCATCATCAAAATGTTGTTGCATCTTGATCTGAAACTCTTGACGGATAAAAGGATCAATATTATCAATAGAGTTTTGACGATTCTTTGTGTCCTGCCTACGAAGTTCAGGTAAAGGAATCTTGTCTGCTAACATAGAACTGTCAGCATACCGCTGTGAAAATTCTTGAAATGTGAAACTCCTATGACGTAAGATCTGAGCTGCCAGTCCCCTGGTGGTCTCAATTTCAAGCGTCATGTGTGCCTGCTCAAAGACACTCCAGTGGTTGTGTTTGATGCAATAGGACAGCAGACCTGCAACCTTAGGATTGTCCTGGTTGTTCGGGTTGCTCACCCTCGCTACATAACCCATCGTCTTCTCCGCTTCGGGAGTGACTGTTACTAATTTCACTGAATTCATTACTAAATCCCTTCTCCTGTTTGCGTCGTTGTTGTTTTACTTTGAGTTGTACTTTAGCACGTATAAGTGCTATTGTCATGTAAGAAAGTTCCTCATCTGTATACAGACCAGGTTTCTTCTTTGCTTCCTTAATAGCTTTCTTTGCTAATCTTATTTGGTCTTTTAGTCGGGTCATAATACGCCTTGTAGTAAGCAACAATGCCAGATGTACTTGCGTTACCTTGTGATACCCAATCATGAATGCATTCGTAAATGCTTTGGGATGAATACTTTGGTGATCCGTCTGAGCATAACTCAGGTCCAAATTTCTTGAGTAAGATATTAAGTCCTTGTGATCTCACATCCATTCTTTCATCACTGTAACGCCAATCAATCTGCATATCCGTCATCGTCATCCTCTGAGGTTAATACTCTAGCTTTTGTCTTGTTTACATGTTCGTCCCAAGGATGAACATATTTGTATGCATCCACGTTTGAATACACCTCACTCTCTAGTACATCGACTAAAGATTTAAGGTTCTTGACAACGAGTTTCAGTTTTTCTCTATCCATATTTAGGTTACAGATGTCAACATCATAGCATAAAAAAAGAGGGGTTGCAACCCCTCTCAGTAAGTAAGTTAATCACTTAGTGTAAAGTTTACCACGATAGCAGAATGTGCCATGGGTTTCCTTTGATTCAACACAACGAGTAGAATACTCAACACCACGATATGAAGTGTGAGCAATTTGTGCGTCGTGAAGTGCAGATGCTTTGTTGATCTGCTTGCGAATGAGATTAAGTGTGTTCATTGTAGTTACTCCTAAAGTAATAGAGGGTTTTTAATCCCCGTTCCTTCAGTCGTGTGCGTCCCAGAAACACTCAGGGGTAGATTCCTTTACGGTCTCTATCAACTCTACCTTAAAAGCATTTGAGATATTCTCATTTGCTTTCATCTTAAGCATGATTGTATCAGCTTGTTGGCAGGTGAGTGATGAATAGAATAATAGTTCTAGC